ATGTACCTTTGTTAAGTAAAACACCACAACCTATGGCTGGTTTTTTGAAATTTTTACCGTATGCCATTGCGTAGCTTTTATTGTCTATTCCCGACCCCACTTGCATCCCAAAGATTCTAAAGTTCTTACCTACTATAAAATCAACGTATAAATCCGAATGTAAATGTCCTTGTATTTGGCTCTGTAATTCTTTTTTCATTTTGGCTCTGGCAGTTCCTCCCTCTCCGTGATTAATGTTTACATCGAATAAATCCAAACTCTCTACAAAATTCCAATTCGGTACTTTTAAAACGTCTTTGTACTCTTTTATCCAACGTTTAGAAACTCCTCCAGAGAATGCTTTACGATAAACCAATCTGTCGTGGTTGCCTATTATTACAGTTGCCTCTGGAAACACTTTATAATACTTTTGCAATTCGCAAATTGCGATGTCTAATTCATCTCCGGCACTCATTCCGTCTGGGTCACTCTCGTGATAACTTGAGTAGTGATTGTCGATAACGTCACCTATAAAAACTACTTTGCCACATTTGAACTTTTTTTGTTGCTCAAGACAAAATTCTAAATAACTTGGCAAATTAAATGGAGCGTGTAAGTCTCCAATTATTAAAATGTTATTTTTATTTCCTTGAGTAAATGGATCTAAATTTTCTAAATCTTTAGTCTTAATTTTACTTATGTACTTCCGTAAATTTTCTATTTCGGTATAATCTCCACTCGGAATTAACTCTCTTGCGATGTCTGTATTATTTAAATTTGACTGCAATAATTCTAAAATATGACTATTCAAATACTGGTATTTTGACATAATTTTATTTTTAGTTATTTTATGTAAATCTACACAAAAAAAACGCTAAAATCGATTTTAAAGGCTATTTTATCAACAAATTTTTAATAAAGGTATATTTACTTTACTTTTTCTTTTTCTTTAAACTAGCGAAAAATCCCTTATTTTATAAGACTTAACAGAGTGATAAAATTCTTACTAAATTTATTCCTCAAATGTACTCCAAATAAAATTTATAGAGAAAAAAAAGAGCAACACTTGAATAGTATGCTCTGTCTCTTCGTCAAAATTTTCATCGTTATATAATGCTCCAAACATCATTCCTTTAATCGGTGCAAATATAACATCGCAGTTTGCAAAATTAATTACTACAAATAAACTCAATACTATCAATAATGCTATTATCATAATTAATCATTTTAAAGCGTTTTAAAGGACGATAATTTAAAAACTATATAAGTATACCAAAAAAGTATTTTAGTGTCTTAAAACTTCTCGTATTGAGTTTTACCGTTAACTTTTACTGCTCTTAAAGTTTGTTGTCTGTTTTCTTTCGTATATGATACGTGTACCCAATCCGGATTTTTCTTATCTCCAAACTCCCAGATTAACTGGTCATACTTTAAGTTATCTTTAATCCAGTTGAATATTTGAGCGTTAGTAACCTTGTCGCCTTTCATATCGATGTCAATAGCTTGTCCTTTGCAGTGTTGGCTAGTTATACTTCCGTTTAATGCTTGGTTAAGATTCATTATTCTGTAACCGGAAGAGATATGAATCGGTACTCCGAAATGTTCACGTACTGGCTCGAATACTTTTAGAGCTAATGTCTTAAGGTTTTCAGTTTGTAATTGATTAGGTACGTTTACAATGCCTAATTTAATTGCAGTTGCAGAATAGGTTAACTCTTCTAAAGTTAAATGTTTACTTATTTGTGTCATTTTCTTTTTTATTTAATAATTTAATCGTTTGTATAATTGTATAGACTATCGATACAGTTAATAGAATTATTTTTAAAGTATGTTCTATATTACTGAATGATATAATCATCGAGGCAGTATTCAAAGTATATATTTTTAGAGATTGAGGAATCATTTTATTTTATGTTTTTAATTTTGTAACAATGTCTGTAAATCCTTGAATACCTATGTAAGCAGTTGCAACAATTACCCAGTCTCCAGATGTTATATTACTTAAAAATAAACCCACACAAGCCACTAAAAAAACTAATAGCTTTCTGCTTATCCATTTGTTTAATATTCTATCTAAAGTTTCTTTACTCATTGTTTTTCTTTTTTATTGCTCTTATTAAATCAATTATAATTAAAACGATACAAGCGTAAAAAAGCCAAAAGGTAATAAAATGTATATCTGTATAAAAACAAGCCAACATACAACCTAAAACTCCACCTATTGCAGTTCTTTTTACATCGTTTTCATCGTGTTGAATTCCAAAAGCAACGTTATTTCCAAACTCCCAAAATGCACCCATAGCACCGCCAAATATTAATCCGATTAATATTGATCCAACTATCTTTTGCCATTCCAAAAAATCATAAACATAAGTGGCATTAGAGAAAGTGTAAATAAAAACAAATCCAACTATGTAATGTGCTATATTTCTAATTTGTTTCATATTTGTATTGCTTCTGCTTGTTGGAATATTTCGTCAACTTGGTCATCAGTCATTTGTGTAACAGACTGAATAAATAAAACAGTTTGCGAGTATCTTTCTATTGTTGTTCCATAGTTCCAAACGTTTTTAGCAGCAGTTTGTGTTGGCTCATCTAATTGGTTTAAAGCACTCTCAATAGTTGTTTCTAAATTGTTTAACTTTAAAATAGTTCGTACTCTCCAAAGTTGCACTTCTGTTGGTGTTTTATCTCTGAATGCTTGGTCAATTTCTGCTTGTGTTGCTCCTTCAACCCATTCTGTGCCATTCCATTTAGCTTTAATAAATTCAGTAGGTGGTGCAATAGTTACAAATAGTAAACCTTGCTCCTCAACTGCTTTTGGTGTATTAAGACCTAAATAAAATCCGTTGTTGTCTATTATATATAACATATTATATTTTTATAAAAATTTGTGGGAAATTTATAAATCCTCCTAAAGTTATAGTTGGATTGTTTGTTAAATCAGCAGTTGCACCAGTCATTAATGGTCTAAAGTTTATATTATAAGATGCAATAGAAGTTACTACATTTGGTTGATTTATTAAACCACCTATAAAAGATGGATTTGTTCCAGCAGTATTTAAACCTCTAAAATGTAATGCAACCCAATAATTGCCTTTTTGTAGTGTTATGTTGTTTGTAAAAGATATGTATTTTTGAGCAACCGTTAGTATTCCAGTAGCAGTTGTTTCTTGATGTAATTTAACTCCCGGCAATCCCGCATTTGTATCATCAAATATATATAAAGTAACAGTAGCAGATGCACCATCATTAGCACCATTTTGTAAAATTGCAAAATCACTTATTGTTATTTCTTTATCAACACTAAATCTATTAAAAGCTACTGCGCTATTTGTATTATTTGCAGTTGAACCTATTATTACACTTGTAGATATTGTAGGCACTATATCAAATAAACCAAAATAATTAGTTGTAGTATTAAATGGATAATTTGGATATGCTTCTGCTTTTAAAGCTAACGCATCAAAAACAGCGTTTTGACTTGGTGCTTTGTCTGTTACTCCATTTGTAATACTGTCCTCTATTATGGTTTTATTTTTCCAAAGGTCTGTTGAAGTTTCGTAAGTTAATGCTTGATTGTTTAATGGTGTATCTATAAAGACATTGTGAAGTTCGTCTAACTCCCATCCGTTCATAATCTTTACATATATCTTTCCATTGTTTGCGTGTGCATACTCTACATATCCTAAAACAACAATATGCCCAGTTGCACCAGTTGGTTTAATATTTGTAATTGCTCCGGCAGTTGTAGGAGATAAATATAAAACGTTACCGTCTACCCAAGTTTCGCCTTGTAAACTTCCGGTTGTGTTTATTCCCTCTAATTGTCCTACTGTAATAATAAATCCCTCTTGATTAGTTGCGATAGTTTCTGTTACTATTCCTAAAGTATCGGCACTATTTAAATCGGTGTTTCCTTGTGCTAAATTTACCGCTAATCTTTGACCTTGTGCGCCACTAACTTTTACTACTTGGTATTCTGCTTTTGTTAATGTAGTGTTCGGAGTTACTTTGTTTACTACTCTTGCAACTAAATCAACTCCATTTTTTAATATAACAGAGCCACCTTTTAAAGTAGTTTCCGAACTTCCTAGAGCATCATTCCAGCGAGTTGTTGCTACCGATGCCGTTCCGGTTGGAGTTGTATCTAAAGTTAATTGACCGCTTTTTAATTCAAACTCTCCTAAATCAACGTTTTGATTTGCACCAGTATAAGGTACTAAAGTTGATACATCTGGAATAGTTGGTTTATTTAATATTTGAGCATCTCCACTAACTGCATTCCAGTCTGCATTTACGTTTACCTCTGCACCGGCAGCTATTCCCGCAAGTTTGTTTTTTTCTGTAAGTGAATATTGTTTGTAAGTAGTTCCGTCAAGTATATCGTCTTGGTTTAAAACTACGTCTCCGGTTTCTGTATTTACAGAAGTAACGGCTCCTCCGCCTCCGGTAATTGTGTTTACGTTTATAGTAGTTAAGTTAGGTTGTATAGTTAATGCAACCGTTTCAATTACTGGACTTATATTTATGTCTATTGTATCTGGCATCTTATCTAGTTATATCGCATTCAATTAAAAATTCACCACTTAACCAAGTCTTAATAGTTCCGTCTGCAAATAAGATTTCTAAATCATATAAGTAGTTACCGGATGCAATATTTATAATTTGTTTGTTTATCTTAAATAAGCCTCCAGCAGCGTTAGTAATTGTTATTCCAGCACTTGCTACCGATGTTAAAGATAATGCAATAAGGCCTCCGCATTCGCTTCGTAACTGCATTCTAATTACTGCACCGGTTAAATTGATAACTACATTGTTTTTTAGCAAAGCAAAGTTTACCTCTTCGAATGTATCTCCCTTTATATGTGTAAAATTATAACTCATTTCTTATTGATTTGTTTGCTTAAGTATTGCTTAACCTTTTGTATGTTTTCTTTTTTTATCTTATATGCGATAAACTTATTTTTTGGCTCTTTCATAATACCCAGTTGCAAGGATTTGCTTTTTGGTCTGGATACATATCACTGTCTCTATTGGTCCAGTACTCTGGAAATTTAGAGGCTGCATTTATACCCATATAATCTATAAATCTAGTTGCGTAAAAGTCTGCAAAAGTTCTATGCTTTTGAACTAATATGTCTAGCTCTTCTTTGCTTGGTGTTTCAGAGTTCTCTGAACGATGTTTAAATACTCCTCCGTTTCTTATTTGATAGTTTGCAAATGGCAAATAATCAATCATAGCAAAATGAATAAGCATAGGTTGTACGTAATCCTTAACCAAGTTTAAATAATCTCCGGTTAATGTAGAGGTATTTATTTTAGTTGTGATTGTGTTATAAAGTTGAGTACCTAAATAATTTTGTACGTGCATCTGTTGAGCAATTTTAATAAACTGCATAAATAAATCCGGGTCACAATTACCATTTAAAATAGTATTTGCTTTTAGGTCTGTTTGTGTTATGAATAAAGTTGTAGCCATTTCTTATCCTCTATAATTTGGGTGATGTCCGTTGTTTGGCATATCTATCGGAGCAATTTTTGAATCGATTAAACCGGCTGGAGTTGGATTGTAACCCTCAATACTTGCAACCTCTTCGCTAGATGCTAAAGATTTGTCTGCGTAAGGTGTTCCGTCTGTTTTAGTTTTTAGTCTGTAAAGATTCTCATTCCAAAAATGGCCGCAGTTAACTCCGCCCTTGAATCTAAATAGAGAGTAATTCTCGCCCTTGTGTCCGAACTCATTATTTACTCCTTGAAAGGAAGCCATATCTATATCCTCTTTGCGATATACTACTCCGTTATTTGTTCTAGACATCATATTTACGCAGAATTCTCTAGAGTTTGTACTCTTGTATTTTTCTGCATACTCATAACGCACCTTGTAAATATCCTTATCCAAATAACTTGGTTGACTTGGACTGCTCTTTATAAATCCTCCTAGTTTAGTATCTTTTTTTGGTTTAATATGTTGCTTTGCCCAGTCTTCAATACTTATGTTATTATCGTCAAACTCTCTTTTATCTACCAATTCCCACTCATTCGATACCACTTCTCCGTCAAAAGAGTTAATATCAAAACATTCGTGGTCATCGCTTAATGTTTGTACTGGTGCTGCTTGAGGAATAGCTGCTTTTAAACCTACTAAAGAGCGTATCTCGTCAGCAGTCATCGACTCAAGTACTTTATTTGCAACCAAAGGACTTAAAGCATTTATGCCATCTATAATAGTGTTTGATTTTTCAGTAATAGTTAAGTCATTTACTGCGTCTAAAGGTTGTAATGTTTTAAAGTATAAATCTAAAGTGATTCCGTTATAAGCAAGTATGTTGTTTAGTTCTTTTATGATTAAGTTTTGGAATGGTTTAATAACTGTATTTTGCATTAAGATAGTAGCGGTCTGCAATTCGTCTGCATTGTTACCAAATCCGGTATTATCTTTAATACCCAAAAGTAACGGGCTTATAACTCTGTGAGATACCATTATTTTACGCATACTTTCGTCACTTAAAAACTGGTATTGATTGTGAGCATCGCTTAACTGTACCGGAGTTATTGTGGCACCGTAATCATTTGAATCATTAAACGAAAGTATAAACCTACCAGCATTTGAAGTACCACTAAACTTTTGTGTTATCGCTCTTTCGATGTCTCTTTGCTCGTCCTCTGTTGGAGTTCCATTGTTAAAGTTGATTAACATACTCGGAGCAAGGCCATTCATTATATTGTTTAAATGGTAGTTGCTTATTTCCTCCTCAAGTTCGCAGTATTGTAATCCTCCTTGCCAATCTGGCGGAGAGTAATAATAGAATCCAGTTTTATAAGGTTTAATATAAAGTATCTCTTCGCTCTCTTCACTTGTGCCAAATGCCGGAATCGGTTTAGGAGGATTCTGTCTAGTTACTTTTGTCCAGTCATCTGCATAAAAATAAAACTCAACCTCTCCGTCCTCGTTACATTTCCCACTACGCAAAGTTTCAACCGGCCAATGGTTACATTCTACTATTCTAGTTCGGTCTATTGAGTAAACAACTTGGATAGCACATTGACCCATAGCTTTCAAATCGTAGCAAAGTCTCTCGGTAGTACTATCGTCAAATAATAACATCGCTTGTGCGTAGTCTTCCGGTTTGATTTGAGCATCTGTAGCATCTAATCCTTGACCGAATATCATTTGACTGATTCCGTTTACGATTGCATTGTTTGTAGGACTTCCGTTTATACGGTCTTGAATATATCCAAAGTAATTATTGTCATCTCCATAAGATACCCACTCTTGGTTTCTTACTTCGATAATTCTAGGACTTGTATAGGTCGCCAGATTGACAATTCCGATACCGGTATTTTTAGGTTTTAATTCTATTTTTTTTCTCATATTATTGCAGTACGATAAAATCGTTATTGTTTGTATTCAAGGTAATAAAATTACCGTTGTTTATAGAGTAGTTTTCAGTACTCTGGTTGGTCGAAAATAGTCTGTCCTTATATAATACCTCACTCGATGCATTTAAGACGCTTAATTCAAAGAATCCTCCCTCGTATAAGCAATTCAAGTTACAATCTATATAAACTAAATCGTAAACATTTGGATATACATTTGTAGGAGTGAAAGTAAAGGTTGTATTTTTTTGCTCGTCTCTGACTTTTAAAGTTAAAGTTTCCCCCTCTATATAGTTTCTAGGGATTGTTATAAATCTTTGAGAAGCGTTATCTTGGTTTACTACTGTCATAGTTATATAACGTATTTTTATTTTTTTTTGTAAATAAAAAAGGAGTGAAACTAATCACTCCCTTTTTGTTACCGAATAAACCTCTATAGACTGACTTTATTACGGTGCTATCTGTGTTGCAGATGAACGAGAAGTTACTACTGTTGATGTTACAAAAGGTGCAAGGATTGGCTCTTCGGCAGTAATTGTCAAAGTGTATCCGTTCATATCTCCTAATGCAGTTCCAGTAGAAACTGTACCGTTTATGTTACAACCTCTAGTTAATCCAACTGCAAAATAATTTCCGTTGTTATCCTCTACAAAAACGTGAGGTCTTTGTGAAATAGCTTTTTGCAATTCTACGTTTGTTAAAACATCCATTTTAGTCAATACCGCAGTAACTGTCTGAGCATAAAAAGTAGTTCCATTTTCGTCACTTGACGTAATAGTCTGCTCTAAATTATTCCCTCCTTTTACTTCGTATTTGTAAAAGTTTGTCCCAGCACCAGTAATCGCAGTAAGTGTACCATTTGTTATTGTCAAAGTTCCAAGTGTACCATAGTCAGCTAACCAAATATTTTTGATTCCGCCCACCACGTCCTTACAACTCAGCTTTCGTCCCGTAGCCATTAAGCAAGTACTCATATTTTTTTTATTTAAAAGTTAATAAAAACCGCCTATTTTACTAGGCGGATATTTTAATTTATGCTATTCCGTAAGTAACTGCGTCTGCTCCGATACCTACTTGGATACCTCTTGAGAAACGTGCAATAAATCTAACATTTTTGCTTCCGTCGATATCAGCCATATCAATCGTTTTAACGACATTTGCATCGTCAGCCAATCCGAATCCTACAAATAAGTTAGAGATTTCAGCAGCTACCATTGTGTTAGCTGGTAATCCATTTGCAACGAAAATTTGTACTCCGTCAAAAGTTAAATCTCCACCATTGTACCAAGTTGTACCGGCAGCGTTAACCCCAGCATTTGAAGTAGCAGCTACAGAGAAACCTCCTAACGCTCTTACGTATGCTTTAGCAACGTTTTGAGAAACATAAAGTCTTAAATCTTCAGAGCCATAGAGTGCAGCCGGTATGCCGTCAATTACGCGGCCCATTTCTTGGATTACGTTTGCAGAAGTAATAGCTAAAGGAGTTGCGATTACAGTTGCTCCGTCTGTTTTCAATAATTTACCAAGTCCGTTAGTAGCATTCCATAAGAAAGTTTCAGTATCGATAGCGATATCTTTTAAAACTTTAGCGATAAAGAAGTCAGAGAAAGTTGCTGGCATAACATCGAATGAACTGTACCCCATTTCAGCCGCTTGCCAATCTTGCTCGAATGGAGTCTTGCACAAGCTCAAATTTACTTGTTTTTCTGCTACTGTTAGCACTTTGTCTGACAAAGTAACTGTTCCAGCATCTGTAAAATCGCAAGTTGCATCTGCTACTAAACCAGAGATAACTGCTTTTTTAACTGTTGTTTTATATTTAACATTTGGAATAACTGTTACTCCATTGTTTGCGATTGTGTTCGCACTTAATACCGCAGCTGCGATATATTTACCGGCAAATTCACCGGCATAATTTGATGTAATTGTTGGTTGATTAGGCATTTTCTTTTATTTTTTTAAGTTTAATTTTAATTAATTAGTTTGATAATGCTGCCATTATTCTAGCCTCTGTATTAGAGATGTTTTTTCCAGTATTTGCTTTCCCTAAATTTACTTTAGTGTCTGCTGGTTTGTGTACTGTTGCTTTTTTAGATACACTTGAAAGAGTTGCTTTCATTTCTGTTTGATAAGCTCCTAAAGCATCCATTTTAGATTTTAACTCTTCCATTTTTGGCTCAAGTGCTTCCATTACTTTCGTAAGGATTTCCTCTAGAGTAACTGGTGCTGCTTCTAGTTCTACTTCTGTTTCTGGTGCTACCTCTTCTGCTGGTGCTTCCTCTTTAGTTTCCTCTTCTGGCTCTGCTGACATTTCAGTCTCTTCTGCCTCAGCAGCCGGAGAGGCCAATTCGCCAATCATTCCAATTTCGTAAACCTCCAAAGTAGTACCGTCAGCCATAAGATAACTCCCAATTTCTAACGGTGTTTTGTTTTCTCCGTCAATAGCAAATACTGGCATCCCTACCTCAAAGCTATCGGCTTCGATAACAGTTCCGTTATCTAGAGTCTGCTGCTCTAACTTCACATTTCTGCGAAGTAACGCATTAATGCGTGATAAAATTTCTGTGTTTTTCATATTTATAAATTATTAATTCTTACCCATATAACGAAGTACTATTTTTTTTTGCATTTTTATTCTGCCTTTCTGTAAATAGTTCCGATGCCTTGTGCTTGTAAACTTCCGTCACAACATTTTCTGGAGTATTTATTATCTGCACATAAACAACCTCTTTTGTCGTTTTTAGGACTTGTTCTACTCGGTGTTTTGAAATCTTTATTTGCCATAGTTCAATAGTGTTTGAAGTTCTAATAAATCTAATCCGGCTAGTATTTCCTCTTCTGTCTCATCAACTTTTGAAAGTGGAGTCTTTGCTTTGTCGGCAAAATATCCCTCAATACTTATTCCTAAATAAGTTCCGTTTTTAATTTCTTCCCAAACTTTGTTATTGTCTATTCCTAAAATTACTGCCCAAGCTCCTTCAACTGCATTTAAATTATATAAAGAAGTCTTATCAATTTTAGGATTTTCTACTATCCAAGATTCAATAATTGAAACTCCAGATACTTCTGTTTGGTGTTCTAAAGTTGCATTATTATTATTTAATTTTTTTAAATATAAATGAGCTCCTTTTTTTACAGTTTCTTTAGAGAATGTAATATTGTATTCATAATCTCCATCTCTTCTATAAATTAATTTATCGGGTACTAAAGCTAAACCTATAATTATTCTTTTATCCTCATCAACTGATTTAAATTCAATTTTATGATTATTTAAAGCAACCCAGTTTTCTTCTATTGCTGGAAATTTAACTAAACTTAAAGCTTGGACTCCGTTATCCTCTTCGTTATCATCAATAAATAATTCTATGGTATCTAATTTAGCCATTGTAAATTTGTTTTATTTTTTCTATTATTATTTAACATTTCACTTAATACTGAATAATTTATTTTATTAAATTCAGATGCTTTTCTCATTGATTCAAATATTTGTTTTGTTACAGTATCAATTATCTTTTTGTTATTTTTACCCAAACAAGACTTTGACATATTATTTTTATAATTGTCATTTTGAGTAAATGAATAATCTTTAGTGTTTTTATTATATTCAATTAATCTATTTTTTCTTTTTAATTTTTCTTCATTATTCATATTTGAATATCCTTCTCCTCCATCTGTCATATTAACTAAAGTTCCATTATTTAAATCTTTTCTACCATAATATGAAATTAAATTTATTTCTATTTCTTTGGCAAATTCATAATCAATATTATTAGTTAATACTTGTATTTCGTAACCATATTTATTAACTATATTATGCCAATGCTTATTTCTTCCATATTTAGATTTTGTTCTTTTTTTTGAAATACCTATTCCAATATAAAAAACTTCCCCGCAAGGTTTTAAATGTCTATACACTAAAGCCATAAATTAATTTTTTTATATAACGTTTATTTATCCTAAAGTTGCATTTTGTACTATCCCTCTGTTTAACGATTGTTGACTTGTAACATCTTGACCTACTACGAATGCTTTTAAAGGTTGACTTTCTCTTGCTCCTATACTTTCTGCTATTTGATTTGCTCCGCTTGGTCCTACTACGTTAAAACTTGGTGCGGCTGCTGGTACTCCTCCACCTCCTCCGGCTGCTGCTCCTCCTCCGGCTC